TTGAGCAGCTCGCCCATGTTGCCGAGCCCGTCCTTGATCTTGCCGGGGATCTCCTTGACCTTGCCGATCAGGTCGCCGATCTTGGTGCCCACGGTGGAGACGATCAGCGCGAACCCTGTGGTGAACGTGCTCTTGACCTGCTCGACGGACTGCCCGGTCAGGGTGGAGATCCACGTCATGCCGTTCTGGATGATGCCCTTCACGAACGTGATCGCACCGTCCACGATGCCCTTGATGCCCTCCCAGGCACCGGCCCAGTCGCCGCGGAGCAGGGCGGCGACGGTGTTGAGCACGCCGACGATGATCTGGATCGCGCCCTTGATCTGCGTCACGAGGCCGCCGAAGATCCCCGTCACGAGCGGCAGCAGCCACTCGATCGCGGGGCCGAGGATGCCGAGCACCGTGTTGACGATCGACATGATCGGCGGCACGGCGCTGAGGATCACGGGGATGAGCGTCTGGACGGCCCCGATGATCGCGGGGACGACGGCGGTGATCACGCTCTGGATGATCGGCAGCGCCTGCTGGACGATGCCGATGATCGCGGGGATCGCGACCGAGGCGACGTTCATGATGACGGGGATCAGGCCCTGCACGGCCGAGATGATCGTGGGGATCACGGCCTGGCCGAAGCTGATGAGCGTGGGCAGGAACATCTGCACGGCCGTGCCGATGGACATGAACGCGGTCATGAGCGAGCCCATGATCGGGGCGAGCAGGCTGGTCGCGGTGCCGATCAGGTCGAACCCGCCACCGAGCCCGGACAGCATCGGGCCGACCTGCGCGATCGCGTTGGAGATGTGGGGGCCGATCAGGTTCGCGAACTGCTCGAGTCCCGGCATCACGGAGCCGGTCAGGAACGTGAGCAGCGTCGTGAGGATCGGAAGCAGCAGCATGCCGATCTGCGCGGTGAAGTTGCCCCACTGCGCGGTGAGGATCTGCATCTGACCGGCCATGGTGCCGGTCTCCTTGCCGAAGTTGCCGTGAGCGTCGGCGGTCTGCTCCATGATCAGCGCGAGGGTCGCGGCCTGCTGCGCCTCGTCGGTCAGTGCGCCGCCGACCTTGGTGAACCCCATCTCTGCGGCCTTCGCGTCGATCGACGCCTGCTTGAGCGAGACACCGTATGCCTCGATGGGGTCACGCTCGCCCTTGAGCGCCGAGCTGATCGCGCCCACGGCGTCGGCGGTGGTGCCGCCGAACATCGACGCCATGTCCGCGCCGGCGGTCATCAGCTCGTCGGTCTTGCCGGCGAGCTCGTCCATGGACGTGCCGCCGTTCTTGAGCTGCGTGCCCATGAGCGTGGCGAGCTCGCGGTACTCGTTGCCGGTGAGGCCGAGGTTGGTCGCGGCGTCGTCGGCGAAGGCGTGCACCTGGTCGGCGCTGCCCTTGAACACGGCATCGACCGCGCCCATGGACTGCTCGAGGTCACCTGCGGCCTTCACGCCGGTGACGCCGAGGCCGATGAGCGCGCCGCCAGCGACGGTGGCCGCGCCGAGCGCGGCGCCGCCGAGGCCCTTCATCACGGAGCCGAGACCGCCGGCCTTGCGCTCGACGCCGCCCATCGCATCGACTGCGCCCTTGGCATCGCCCAGGATGCGCACGGAGAGGATCGCGGTCTTAGCCACGGTAGCGCCTCGCTTCCTCGTGCTCCTCGAGCAGCAGCTCGATCGCGGTGTCTAGGTAGATCGGGTCCCCGGCGATCCACTCCTCGGCGGTGATGCCGGAGCGGATCGCCAGGGCGGTGATCAGGCGGACGTATCCGCCGGAGTAGGGTCCTCGTCGTCGGAGGGCTCCTCGGAGGAGACCTGCACGTCGATCAGCTCGGGCAGCAGCTCCTCGTAGGTCATGCCCTCGCGGGGCAGCTGCCCGATGCGCTCGAGCACGGCGTAGGCGAAGAACGAGCCCATCCGGATCTCGTCGCGGGAGAGATCCCAGTTGTTGGCGCGGGCGGTGCGCTCGAGCCGGATCTTGTCGGCGAAGATGATCCGCTCGGGGCCGATCACGTCGCCGTTCGTCAGCTCGACGGCGACGAGATTCTTCTTGAGACCTGCCATTACTTGCCCTTCACTTTCGCTAGTGCTTCGTCCATGAGCTCCTGGTAGAGCGGGACCCAGATGCTTTCGGTGGCCTGTGCGCCCTCGGTGATGTAGGGCCGTGCCTCGATCCCGCGTGCCGGCCAGCCCCAGTGGATCGGGCCGGCGTACGGGATCTTCTTGCGGCCGGCGCGGATCGTGCCGGCGGTCTTGGTGCCCGAGGCGCGGATGTCCCCGGCGAGCTGCCCGGTGACGCGCGGTGCGCGGGCTCGGGCAGCTTCGGCGGCGATCTGCGCCGCTTGGAGGTTCGCGGCCTTGAGGTCCTCGAGGTCATCGCCCGCTGCCTTGAGCGTGCGCCGGAGCTCGCGAGCACCGTCAACCTGCACGAGGGGCCGCTTGGCCATGTCAGCCGCCGATCGTCTCGATGGTCGGCAGACCGATGCAGCGCCACTCGAACTCGGCGGTGTTCGCGGTCTTGACCTCGCCGCCGACGGTGACGGGCCGGACCACGGCCTCGCCCTTCCACGACAGCTCGGCATCGTTGCGGGGCGTGAACACGAACGGGAGGGTCTCCCCGTTGTTGTCCCACGTCCACTTCACGAGGCCCTCGACGGTGTACTCCTGCAGGAACTCGCCGGAGATGGTGACCTCGGGGGTCGCGTCGCCGTCCACGAACTGGTCGCCGGACAGGGTCGGGATGGGGTCCTCCTCGTCGAAGGACGGGTTGATCGCGCACGTGGTGACGTGGGACGCGAACTCCTGCTCGGAGCCGGTGGCGCCGAACTTGAGGGAGCCGGGGCCGAGCTTGTGGGCGGAGACGTTGGCCATGATGGGGCCGCCTTTCGATCAGGTGTGCTCTGTGGTGAAGGTGAGGGTGTAGCCGGGGAAGGTGCGGTCGGCGATGGTGTACGTCTCGGGGCGGGCCGAGTCGGGCAGCAGCACCGGCGCGAGCTCGGCGAGGATCGGCTCGAACATGCCGGACGCCTCGGTCGGGTCGGCGGTCGGGGTGATCGCCCAGAGCGTCCACGTCGCGGTAACCCGTGTCGCGGTCGCGTACTCGAGCGAGGGCGGCAGCACGATCAGCGCGGGCGAGCCGCCGGAGATCGCCGAGACCGCCTCGTGCGGCTGGTCGGTGACGGCCACCTCGAGGCCGACGAGCGCGGTGCGGGCCTCGGCGAGGATCTGCAGAGTGGTCTCGGCGATCATGCGAGCCCCGGGCCGAGGTAGGGGCGAAGCATCGGCCACGCCGGCGTCATGGGGTCGAGCGCGGGCCTCATCGGGTTGCCCATCGTCTCGGGGTCGGCGTAGTTCGCCGTCCCGATCGAGGACACGCGCCGCTGGTAGAGGTTCGCGCCGACCTCGAGGATCGCGGCCGAGAGCACCGACTCGGGCACGGACGCGGCGCCCACCTTGTCGGAGACGAGCTGCGCGGCGCGCGCCTTGCTGTCATCGACGAAGGGGGCATCGCGCTCGCTCGCTCGCACGTACCCTGCGAGGTCCACGTCGGGCATCCCGACGGGGTAGTCGGTGCTCTCGGTCTCGGTCATCTGGATCAGCCCTCGCCGCCGCCGGCGGCAGCGGTGGTGACCGGCACGATCGCGGTCGGGAACGGGACGATCACGGCCTGGTAGCCGTACAGCGAGAACTGCTTGGTCAGGTTGATGATGTTCTCGTCCTGCAGCTGCAGCGGGGCGTTCGCGTTCTTCAGCGTCTTGAGCGCCGAGGAGTCGTAGAACGCCGCGGTGCCGGCGGGGGCCTCGCCGTACAGGCACTTCACGTTGATGGACGCGAGGTTGCCGTTGCCCTCGGGGAGGGACAGCGTGCCGGAGAACTCGTCACCGGCCTGGACCTTGAGCGCGGGCACCTCGTTGTAGGTGAGGCGCTGCAGGGCCTTGAACTGGTCGGTGGAGACGACCAGGCCCTCGAGGCTGAACCCGTTGTCGGCGTAGCGCTGGCCGGCGTCCACGATCACGTCGCGCCAGTCCCAGACGGTCGCGGCGGCCGGCAGCTCGATGCCGTTCGCGGCCTGGCCGTCGATGACCTCGAGGATGCGCTCCCGGAAGTCGGCGTTGGTCGCCTTGATGTAGGCGAGCGCGAGGGCCTTCATCACGGTGTCGAGGTACGGGATCTCGCTGCGCTCGATGACCTGGCGGGTCAGCTCGGTCCAGCCGCCGAACGTCTCGATCGGCTCGCTCTTGGACACGAGCTTGACCTTGCCGGGGCCGGGGAGGTCCTCGCCCTCGCCGGGCTGCTTGCCGGCCACCAGGGTGTTCTCGGTGAGCTGCGCGTAGTCGGCGTTCATGCCGGTCGAGGGAAGCGCGCCGGTCTCGAACGTGTTGATGAGCTGCCGGCGGTC